CTAATTTAATAGTCAAATATGTTGGTAAATATCCATTGTTTATTGATATTTCATTTATAGTATCACATTTGTTACATTTAAATTTAACATGAATGTCTTTAATTAAATTATTTTGCAAATATTGTTTATCAAATAGGGGTGTTAAATTTTCTATATTACAATATGCTTCTATTTTTTCCCATCGTATGTCTATTTTTTTAGTTCTATCTGGTGTTTTTCCTTTAAGTGACTTGGATACTTTATGTGCTATATCTTTATTCTGAGTAGCAACTCTCACACCATATTTATTTTGTATAGTTTGATTTGCCTTATCCTTAAATTCCTTAACCAAAAATGGATTATTTACACCATATTTGTCTATTAAATTAGATTTATATTTGGATTTTATTTGTTCTGATTCAAATGGTGATTTAACCCCATATCTTTCCATATTAGTAGCATTTCTTTTAATCAACCAATCTTTATTTTTAACTTTAGTGTATTGTTGAGAACAAGAACCACTACAGAAGGTTCTATTTTTACTTTTAGGCACAGTAAAATCACATCCACAGTTGGGACATACTAATGTTTTTGTATTATTCTGTTTTGAGGGACGAGCCATGTGTTTTTGGTTTAAACGCTATACATTAATAAATATATAGAATTTTGCCAAAACACATTTCTTTTAAAATATTTATTTATGTTAAATAAATAAAAAACATTAAAACAAAAACAAATGCCAGTATTAAATCCTAACGAGATAATGTTCACAGCTTTTGAACCACAAGTTCAAAACCGCTTTATAATGTATATAGATGGAATCCCAGCTTATTTAATTAAAAAAGCCAGTGCTCCTGGTTTTGATGCTGGTGAAATAGTATTAGACCATATAAATGTTTACCGTAAAGTTAAAGGTAAAGTTAGATGGAATGATATGAATTTAGAATTATATAACCCAATCACACCTAGTGGGGCCCAATCAGTAATGGAGTGGGCTCGTTTAGCTCATGAATCTGTAACAGGTAGAGATGGTTATTCTGATTTTTATAAAAAAGATATAACCCTAAATATCTTAGGTCCTGTAGGAGATATAGTGGGGGAGTGGGTAGTTAAAGGAGCTTATGTAAAAACAGCCAATTTTGGTGAATATGATTGGTCTAATGACTCTTACATATCTATATCAGTAACTATAGCTATGGATTATTGTGTATTGAATTACTAGCGAAAATATAACAGGATAATTAAAAACTTAATAATCCTAGGCAATTTTAAATTCTCTTCATATATTTATACTTATATAATAAATTGAAGAGAATTTTTATGTTAAAATGTAAACTTTGTAATTTTAAAACAGATAAACAGATTAGTTTATCTAAACATACCTCATTTCATCATGGTCTTAAATTTCCTGATTATTTAATTCAAATTAAATATAACGGGATAAGACCAACTTGTGGTTGTGGTTGTGGTATAGAAATGAGATATGAGGCTTCTATTGCAGATTTTTGTAAATATAAACATGGTCATCAATCCAGATTGGAAGGTCATTGGGGTGATCTTAAAGCAGAAAAACGAGTATCTAGAATAATAGAAACTCGAAAGAAAAAATTTGCTTCTGGTGAATATGATCATATAGTAAAGTCTATAAAAGAAGTAAGAAAAGATCCAAAATTTGGAGAAAAAATATCTAAAGGTGCTAAAGGTATAGCTAAACCAAAACCTGAAGGGTTTGGTGTAGGTAGAAAACATTCTCAAGAAACTAAAAATAAAATGAGAGATATACAAAACAAAAAATGGGAAACGGGAGATATAGGTAAGAAAAAACAATACTCTTCTAAATTAGAAAATACTTTTAAAAATATATTAGAATTATTAGATATAAAATTTACAGAAAAATTATACGCCAAAGAAATTAAAGCATTTTATGATTTTTACATACCAGAAAAAAACTTGGTAATAGAAGTAGATGGAGATTTTTGGCACTGCAACCCCAATTCTAAACATTCTTTACCTAAATATGAATCACAAAAGAAAAATTTAATTAGAGATAAGGAAAAAGAACAATGGCTTAAAGATAACGGATATAAATTACTCAGATTCTGGGAGTCAGATATAAACAATAACATACTCGAAGTAAAAAGAATATTACTTGAAAACCTAAAATAAACCTAACAAAAATGTTAGGTTTTTCTTTTTTCTTATATATTTATATATAAAAATATATTATGACTGAATTAAAATTACCTACTGAAATAGTATCATTACCTTCTAAGGGTTTGTTATACCCAAAAGATTCTCCTCTTTCTAAAGGAGAAATAGAAATGAAATATATGAGTGCTCGTGAAGAAGATATTCTTACTAATATTAACTACATCGATAAAGGGGTTGTTATAGATAAATTATTACAATCTTTAATAGTAACTCCTATAAATTATGGAGATATATTAATAGGAGATAAAAATGCTATTATAATAGCTGCTCGTATTTTAGGATATGGAAAGGACTATAAATTTACATATAAAGATAAATTAGGTAACGAAATAGAGGCTACAATTGATTTAACGACACTAAAAGAAAAAGAAATAGATGAATCCTTATTTAAAGATGGATTAAACAATTTTAGTTTTACTCTTCCTAAGTCGGGTAATTTAGTTACATTTAAGTTGTTAACACACGATGATGATAAAAAAATAGATAATGAAATAAAAGGATTAAAAAAAATCAATCCTAATAGTTCATTTGGTGTAACAACTCGTTTGAAGTATATAATAACTTCTATAAATGGGGATACTGATAAAAAATCTATAAGAGAATTTGTTGATAAATACCTTTTAGCACCGGATGCTAGGGCTTTAAGGGAATATTATAATAAAATCCAACCAAGTATAAATGTAAAATATTTTCCTGAAGATGAAAACTATACAGGGGAGGGTATAGATATTCCTATATCTCTTAACTTTTTTTACCCTGACGCCGAACTATAGAACATATTTATTTCAACAAATACATGAAATTGTTTTTCATGGAAATGGTGGGTATGATTGGTATACAGTATATAATATGCCTGTTTGGTTAAGAAGAACTACATTCAATATGATAAAAGAATATAATGATAAACAAAATGAAGAAATTTTAAACCAACAAACACAATTAAACAATACTAATAAAAATAAAATTATAAGTAAACCAAATATATCTTCTCCAACATATACAACTAAAGCTACTAAAAAATAGTAGCTTTTTTTCTTTAATATTTATAATAAACAACAATTAATGGCTGATAATAATAAAGATTACCAAATAAGTGAACAAGCTTTAAATTCTCTTAATGATTTTAAAACAAATATGGAGGATATAAATGACTCTATAATAAATATGGGAGATGAACTTGGTGATAATTTAGTGAAAAAACTTACTAAAGTTGTAATTGAAGTTAAAAAAATAAAAAATCCCTTAAATGAAATAGAATCTATAAGCAAAAGAATAAATGATACAATAGAGGAAACTCAAGTTTTACACAATCAAGAAGCTATATTTTCTAGAAACTATGTCAAAGCCATCCAATCAGGGAATAGAGAAGAACAGATAAAATTATCTCGTAAGTTAGATCAAATAAGAGCACACATTGATATAAATAGACAATTAACTTCCGAACTACAGACCTTAAAAGAAGTAGCAGATGTAGAAGGATATATGTATCAAGAAAAAAAGAAAAACAATAAGTTAGAAATAGTATTTGAAGAATTAAAAAAAAGATTTAGATTAGAAGAAATAAAAGCTATGTTATCTTTTGCTGGTCTGGTTAAAATAACATTAGATGCTGCTTTTAAATTTAGTGAAGTATCTACTAAAATAGGAAAAAGTTTAGGATATGGTGCTGAACAATCTAACAGAGTTGCAAATAACTTAACTCAAATTGCTAATACTTCTTCAAATTTAAATGTTACTTTTAAAAACTTAGAACAAGCTATTTCCAATTTAAACGAATATACTGGTGGGGTAGCTGAATATTCTAAAGATGCTTTAACAACACAAATATTACTAACAGAACAATTTAAACTGAGCGGAGAAGAGGCAGCTGGAGTATATAAATTTTCAACATTAACAGGAAAATCATCATCTAAAATAGCAGACGGAATGGTAGAAGCATTTGTGTCTACTAGAAATTTAGTCAAAGGATCAGCAGATTTTAGAAAAACAATAGCAGAAGCAGCAAAAACATCAGGCCAATTAGCTATAAATTTTAAAAACAACCCTGCAGAGATAACTAAAGCCATAGTTCAAGCTCAAATATTAGGTACTACACTTTCTCAAGTTAAAGAACAAGGAAGACAATTATTGGATTTTGAATCATCTATACAAAATGAATTAGAAGCCGAATTACTATCAGGTCAGCAAATTAATTTGGAAAGAGCTAGAGCAGCCGCTTTAATGGGGGATCAAGTTACTGTTATGAAAGAATTAACAAATCAGGGGATGACATTAGAGAAATTCCAGAATATGAATGTTTTAGCTCAAGAATCCTTTTCAAAAGCATTAGGTTTAAGTGCCGACCAATTATCAGACCAATTACGAAAACAAAAAATAGCCCAAGAACAAGGTAAATCTTTAGCTCAAATAACTGCTGAAGAGGCTAAAGAAGCCAAAAATAGACAGGATATTCAAGATAAATTTAATGCTGCTGTTGATAAATTAAAAGATATTATAGGGAATCTAGTAGCAGGACCTTTAGGACAATTATTGGAAGGATTAACACATGTATTGGGGATAGTAGGTTTAATAACTAAACCTTTTGCTCTTATAGGAAATCTTATAGATAGAATAACAGGAAGTGCTAAAGGATTAGCTTCTGTTTTAAAAGGAATTTTAGGAATAGCTGCCGCTATATGGGTTTTCATAAATCCTCTTCAAGCTTTAGCCTCTTTAGCTTTAGCCGGTACTGTAATAGCGGGAGTACAAGCCTTAATACCGGGTGAAAACAAATTTGCTAAAGGTGGTATAGTAACTCAAGAAATCAATAACGCAACTGTAGGTGAAGCTGGTCCTGAAGCTATTATACCGTTGAATTCATCTAAAGCTGATGAAATATTAGGTAACAAAAAAGAATCAATAAAAACAAATACAGAAATATATAAAAATAATATAGATTTTACATCTGTTGTTTCTGCTATTAAAGAAGTTAAAACAGCTGTTGATAAATTATATAATAAAGATACGACCATAAACATGGATGGTAAACAAGTAGGTACAACTTTAACACAAGGATCATATAGAGTAGCATAATATAATATTTATTGATAAATAACAATTATGGCATCAGTATTAGATCAATTAACTAAAAGTACATTAAGTTTACAAGGAAATGGCTTTAACCCCCAAAACAATCAACCATCATGGGGATACCCAGACTTGACGAGTGAATTAGACCCGGCTTTGAGTAAATTACAATATGTTTATTCAGTTGATGGGAACCCCAATGTTAGAATAGTAGATTTCAATAGAGCTTCTTTAGGAGGAGTTACTTCTGTTCGCCCTCCGGCTAGATTAGATGAACTAGACCCAAATGCCCCTAACAACATTCAGGCTGGTTTAGGGGGTGTAGTGTCCCAAATATACAAATCCTCTCAAGGGAAGAGATATAGAGACTTAGGTCCATCAGAGGGTCGTTATTAATATAATATAAATATTTAAATAATATAATGCCCGGGTTACTAACATTACGTACTAATTTAAAGTCATTAAAATACGGACAGGATCGTCCTGGCGGGGGAGATAGTGGACAACCTTTTATAACGACTGATATAAATGATGCTAGTGGGGGTATTCCATTTGATGATGGTTTTATGAGATATGGAACCGTTGGTGCTTCTAATGCTTCTGAGACCGATAGAATCCGTATCAAGAAATTTCTATATAATGATACAAAAGGAAAACTTTTTATAACTAAACAGATTGGACTTCAATTATCTAACCCTAAATTAGAAGTTAAAAATATTAACATAAATGGAGGGAATTTTTTAAATTTTGTCGGACAAGTAGCTAATAGAATAAATCAACAAATAGGCCCTACTAGAATTTATAATGGTGGTGTTAACACATTAGCTCAGATACCAGTAAATGCATTCGGCACTCATTTCCTCAGACATGGTGTTCTTGTTGATCAACCCGATGAAAATAAATATGAAAGTGTTGTACGAGTTAATAATGAGAAGGATAACAGATTAATATCTTTAAAAAATAAATTTGAATTGGGGGACAATATTAGTAATACAACCACTAACAACCCCTTAAGTAGAGTAAATAGGATAATATCTAATGTAAGTAATATATTCAACACAATAAGTTCTCCATTAGGTGGACCTATTATCCCTAAAATTAAATTAACCCCTCAACAATCTATAATAAATCAATATATTGGTGGACCCAATTCATTATATGGATTAGGACAAACTACCATTAAAAGATATGATAATACTGAAGATGGTAATAAAATTCAAGATGCTTTAGAAAGAAGTAAAAATTTTGCTGGAAAAACAAGAGATAATAAAGGTGAACCCACTTCAGTAAAATACATTAATACTCAAGATTTTGGTATTTCTAAACAATTAGTAGAAGCAGGATATTTTCAAAACATAGATGATGCTACCGGTAATTTTAATTGGTTAGATCTAGCAACATATAGAGGCAACCAGGAAAAAATATATCTTAAAACACTTCCTTCATCTAGTATAATAGATAATAGTTATTTAGGAGAAGGAGATTTTATTGTTTCTAATAACATCTCTAAAACAAATGCTTCTTATAGTAAATATAGACAAATAATAGATAATAAAATATTATTAGAATTCCCAAAATATATTAATGGAAAGTTATCAAGTGAGTTTGGAATTTATGGAAACACAAATAGAGGAGAAATAATCAATCCAGTCGTTACGACATACCCTGTATATACAAATAACAAAAAAGTAGTATCACTTAAGCTCCCTTGGAATGAAATACACCGTGAAAGAAGAGTAGGAAGTGGTCCTCAAGATAAGATTAATTTAACTCCTATATTCTCATCAACATCATATTCTAATTTCAATAAAATTAAATTAAATGATAAAAATGGAGAGTACAATGTTAGAGATTTAGTTAAATTCATAATACAGTCTGTAGATACCGATTTACCTACAAATAGTACTTTTATGATATTTAGAGCTTATCTAACCCAATTAAGTGATAATATTGATTCATCTTGGGCAGATATTAAATACGCTGGGAGAGGAAATTCATTTTATATTTACAACGGTTTTTCTCGTAAAATTCAAGTAGGATTTAAAGTGGCTGCATTATCTGTTGAGGAAATGCAACCAATGTATTCTAAACTAAATTATCTAATGAGCACTTTAACCCCAGATTACTCTAATAATTTAATGAGGGGTTCTTTACATAGATTAACTATAGGAAACTACTTTGATGCTCAATTAGGAATTTTAAATTCTCTTACGTATAATATACCTAATGATTCTCCTTGGGAAATATCTTTAGATGAACCAGAAGGTGGCTCTAAAACATTAATATTACCTCATATAATTGAAGTATCTATGACGTTTACACCAATAGGAGCTGAAACAGGATATGGAAGTGATAGTTTTAATAGAATTGAAAGTAAATCTAATAAAATTTCATTTATAGCTCAAAATACAACAGGAGTTGATAAAAATAAAATACAATATATAGACGGGTTTAGAGAAGATGAATCTGATCTAAAAAATATTCGTAATATTAAAGAATTTAGTTGATGAGTAGATATGATAATAAAATTATATTAAAAAATAAAGAAAATAAACCTTATTTTAAAGGAAAAATGTATCCTAATATTCCTTTATCAATAAACGATATATATATTATAACCAGTGAGGGTGATAGATTAGATATACTAGCTAATGAATATTATAAAGATCCTAATTTATGGTGGGTTATTTCTATGTCTAACAACAATATAAATAAAGGATCAATTTTCCCTCCAGTTGGTATACAATTAAGAATTCCAACCGATATAAACAATGTTATAAAAATATTCAACCAATTTAATATATCTCGATAAAAAGTTATATAATGTCTATATTTAAAGATTCTTTTGATATTAATATACAAGAACAGCTAAAAACTCGCCAAAAAGCTATAAATAATCGTACTGCCGATAATTTAACTTATTATAATTCAAGAAATTCATGGATTAGACTATCTTCTAGTGTAAATACATATAAAGGGAGTGGAGATATAAACAATATAACCAGTTATACACCAGATTTATCTAAAAAATATATATTACAGGGTGGAATATTAAACAACAACCAACAAAGATCTGGATTAGGAGATTTTAGTAATGCTTATAGTAATAAGGGGTCTGAAGGTATACCATATCGCTTAGGGATTAGACCAATGCCCGGAATAACTAGTGTTGATATTAAATCTTTAGGAGCATATGGTTCTTTAAGAGAGGCAACAGTAAACTTTCAGTGCTGGGATATACAGCAACTAGAAGATTTAGAGTTATTGTATATGAGACCGGGATACTCAGTTTTATTAGAATGGGGATGGGCCCCTTATTTGAAAAATGGAACACCGGGAAATGAATATAATGATGGGAAATTAAATTCCCTAATAGAATATGAAGATATAATAGATAAGAAATGGACTAAAGAAGAATTATTCGCCAGACAATATACTCGTTCTACAGATGTATATCAAGGAAATGTAGACTCAATGTTTGGAATGATAAAAAACTATAGTTGGAAAGCCAGACCCGATGGTGGTTATGATTGCACAACTACTATTATATCTTTAGGAGAAGTTATAGAATCTTTAAAGGTAAATTATGCTCCTTTAGATAATATATCTAATATATCTCTAAATGGTCTTCTATATAATAATATTCAAGAAACTGGAAACAAACCTTCATCATTGTCTGAAAACTATACTAAAAATATAATAGCGGGTCTCTGTGATGAATTATGGAATATAGGAAAAAATAAATCTAACGGAGGTGAAGGAGAAGGGGTAGATGTGTCTCTTTTTGATTCTAAATTTAATACAGAATATAGTTTATTTGTTAAAAAAATTAACATAAACGGAGATGGAGAAGGAGCTGCTAAAAGTACAGGAAAAGTAGGAAATAGTGATGTACAAGTATACATACAATTAGAAGGTTTTTTAAATATATTAAATAACTATGTTCTATTAAGAGACAACAAATCAAACAAACCTTTTACGTCTTTATCTGTAAGGGAAAGAAAAGCAAATAAATTTGATTTAAACACAGGGGAGGGATATTTATTGAGTTTAGCTCATCCTTTGGAAATATCTGTTGATTTAACAACATGTATTATTAAAAATCAACTTTGGCCCCTAATAGAATTCACACCGGAAAACATGAGTGGGATAGATCCTAATAATGGAACTCCACTCATCCCAAATAAATATGGGAATGCTGATATCAATGAAGATTTTTGGAGAACAATATCAACTTTGATAAATAAAGCAAATGGCCCCCTAGGAGACAGTAAATCCCTTATATTATATTTACAAAATATGTTGGGGACAGATAATAAAATTATTATAGAAAATGTAAAAGAAATACAAAGACAATTTATATATGTTCTACCTAAATCAAATTATAATGTTGAAGTAATCAATGGTAAAAAACTCACTAGTTACGAAAACTTTTATGATTTATTGGATGAAGGACTAACAATGGATCAAATAAGAGGAGATATATTGAAAATGTCATTATTAGATCAATTTTCATCTGATTTCAATTTTTCAAACAACATTAATGATTTTAATTTATTCGAAAAGGCAGCAAAAGAAGACCCAAAAATAATAAATCAAGTACAGCTTGAAAATGTTGCTTCTAAAATAAACAACAAAATTGAAAACATAAAATTTTTAGATAAAATAAAATATTCTTATTTCAAAAATGGAAAATGGGAAGAAGAATTAGGAGTAATAGCTAACATATATTTAAATGTTAATATGTTGTATAATCTTAGTTTAAATAATGGTTTAGAATCACAAGACCCTAAAGAAAAAAGAGATATATCTTTATATGATTATATGAAAAATATTTTAACTAGAGTATCATCTGCTATAGGAGAAGTGAATAATTTTGAAATATTTATAGACCCTATAGACAATGTAGCTCGAATAATAGATATAAATTACGTTGATGCTAATCCTACTCAGACATATGAAAATGCTTTTGTATTGGAAATGCATAATCTTGATTCAATTGTCCGTTCGTATAGTTTAGAATCAAAAATATTTCCTAATCAATCTACTATAGTAGCTATAGGAGCCCAAACAGGGGGTGGGGCTTTAGGAACAGATACTACAACTCTAGTTAATTTTAATAAATCTATTATGGATAGAATAATTCCTATAAAAGATGCTCCCACTTCTAATACTAATATTGATTTCTTATCTCAATGGAATACACTGAATGTTGCTTTATCTAATCTTTCTAAATTTTTAATAGGTCTAGATAATTCTGCGTTTGGGTTTTTTGATTCCGATTTTGACCTAAATAACACCTCAGATTATAGAACATCTTTGAAAGATCTCATTAATTATTATAAAACATTAAGTGGTTCTAAGACAAACAATAAAGCTATCATCCCAACAAAACTATCTATAACCATGGATGGTATAGGGGGGCTTGTTATAGGAAATATTTTTCGTATTCCTGAGGATATTCTTCCTAAGGGATATAAAAGTAATTTAGATGGAAGTGGAGTTAAAATAGGATATACAGTTACAGGAATAGGTCATTCTATACAAAATAACGATTGGGTTACAAAAATAGAAGCTCAAACAATCACTTTTGACGAACCTAAAACAAACAACCATATGTTTCCAAAATTAACTATATCAATTCCTGAAAAGTTAGATGAAACTACTAATGTTACAACCAATAAAAATAGAGGAGGTGGATCTGTAGATTTATACAGTGAAAAATACCCAGTCTTAGTTAAAACAGAAGAATGGAAAAAAGAATATAACTCCGTTGTTCAAAAATATGCTAAAGTATCTTTTAATACTCCTGTAGCTGATTCTTTAAGAAAAGAACTAAAAATATTGGGTGGGTTTATTGTAGAGAAAGGATCAGAATTATCAAGTAATGGAGACATTACAAATGAATTAAAAGATACTATTTTAGTTTTTGCTAAAAAAATCAAAACAACTAAGGGTTTTGAATTTATCAACTCTTCTAATCCTCTTGTTATAACAGGTGGAAATGATACTTATCATAGGTCGAAAAAATACGGTATAAAAAGAAACCAAACAACTCATTGTCGAGGTTTAGCTATTGATATAAGAACATCTTCTTGGAAATCAACCCAAATTAATAGTGTAAAAGGATTATTATATGCTTCTGGATTTGCTTATGTTCTTTATCATGGTCCTGATTATCATCTTCATGCTAATATATCAACTAAATAATATGTCTTTAAGAATTCCATCTAACCAAATAATAAGCAAATACGCTGTTGAAGGGAAATACATGTTTAAGGAAACTCAGCTTGGATATGCTGGGTATTACTATGAATGGAAGGGTAAAAAATACGCTGGGAAAGAATTTAATATATCCAACCCGGAAATAATAGAAATAAATCCGAGTAATCTTAATAACTTGTTACAAAAAGAATCAACATATGTATATGGGGTTATATCTAAAGTGAATTTAAATCCAATTTCTGTATCTACATTTTATTTTGATAAAGACACAATGGACAATCAATATCGATATTTTACTCTTATAAAAAATAAAAATTTAATAAAAGAAATAAACAAAGAAACATTTGAACAGATTAAAAATAACCCTTTATATTCTTCTGTATCTATGTTTTACAAGAATGGCTTCAGTGATAGTGAATTAGAAAGAGCTAACAAAACAATCCCCGGTTTAAAAGCATTCCTACATAGCGGTTATGTTCCCGGAATATCAGATTAGTTTTTGAAAGGCAAAAATTTTTAATTAATTTAATTTTAAAGGTTATGAGTGTATGGCATTTTACATAATAGAAAAAGAAGAACAGTTAGAAAAAATAAGATTTAAAGATTGTTTTGTTGATTTTATACAATATAACGATTTTTATCACCCTAAATTAAGTTCTATTAGTCTTATTTATATAAGAGATATTTCTCATTCTAAAGGGCATATAATTTGTGTTGATCATTCTGAATCTTTTTCTATAGATTATAGTAAGGTATGTAAATGGTTATTACATAATACTAATAAATTGTTTGTGCTTAACAAAAAAGATGTTTTATATCATTTTGAACATTCTGAAAAAATATTTGATATAAATTTTATAGAAAATATAGACATCAGTGATGTTTATACCCAATGTCATGAATTTTATTTTAGGAAATATATAGGATGTAGTAATATTAATCTACTCATTCCAATAAGTAAACACTATGAAAAGAGTGAATTTATTTTTTCTAAAATAAAACATGTTATTGAAAAATAACAATATAGTGACTAATTTGTTTTATAATATAGAAAAACATGGTATAAGATTAGATAAAAATACATTTAAACAAATTTACAAAGACAAAATAAATAATCCTCAATATAATATATTAAATGGAAAAATATATACTAAATATAATTTATATACAACAACAGGTCGCCCATCTAACTCTTTTAATGAAATTAATTTTTTAGCTTTAGATAAGGAAAAAGAAAGAGAATGTTATATTCCATCTAATGATGTTTTTGTTAGTATAGATATACAGGGATATCACCCTAGAATATTAGGGGAATTAACAAATTTTGAATTTCCTGATAATGAAAATACATATGTTTATTTATCTAACATATTAAATATATCTCCCAAAGAAGCAAAGGAGTTTACTTTCAAACAAATGTATGGAGGGGTGTGGGGTATTTATAAAGATAAGCCTTTTTTTTCGGATATATTAAAATTTACTAATAAAATATGGGAAGAATATAACAAAAATCAAAAATATGTAACTAAAAATCGCATATTTTATAAAGATATTAATTTAACTCCACCTAAATTATTAAATTATGTAATACAAAGTAAAGAAACCACCAATAATATAGATATAATAAATGAAATATTATGTTATTTAAAAAATAAAAAAACAAAGTTAATCTTATATATGTATGATGAAATTTTATTAGATTTTTGTAAAGATGATGGAAAAGAAACTATAG